GGCATAAGCAGGAGATTTAGAAATGTCTAGTGTAATCAGAGAAATCGCAAAGCGATTCTTGGAACAAGCAACGATAAACATCGCTGAAGAAGTGGTCAGAGAATATGGAGACCATGAAAGAACAATGATATCTGTTGGAGTTCATTTCCAAGCTTGCTGCCTTATAAGTGATGAATATACCCTTGAGGATGAGACAACCCCAAGATACGTTCTTTTGGAGGGATTGAAAAGACAAGAGGCTATAAGCAAGCAGAATAACATTTGCTCCACTTTGGGATTGGAGCCCTTGAGAAATCTAGCAGATATTTTTGATCGAAAAACAAGAAGATTCCTTGAGGTAGGAATTACAAAGAGAGAATCCGATGAGTATTACCAGGAAAAGTTCAACAAAATAGGAAATGACATGGACATACATGTTTTCACATATGAAGGCAAATATTTCAGCAACAATCCCAATGGGTTGGAAGACATCCAAAAGACAAGAATTTTTACATTCCTATCTTTTGTGTCAGACGAATTGAGAAAAGAGAACATGTTCACAGAAATGTATGTTACAGAAGAAGGGGCACCTGAACTTGAAATGTACAAGTCAAAGCTTTTCATTGCGATGAGAGACGAGAGCGTGCCTTTGCCTTACATAAACTATGAGCACCTTAGGACAAGATGTGAAACATTCAAAAGAAATCAGGCTGAATGCGAAGCAAAGGTAGCGGATGTGGCTTCACGGCTAAAAATCAAACTGGAACATCTAGAAGAAAATAAACTGCGGCCGCTAGAGATACCGAAGGAGAAAGAGGCTCCCTATACACACAAATTTTTGATGAAAGATGCTTGGTTCTTTGCAAAACCTCATGATTCGGAGAGAGCACAACCGCAACAGATATTGTATGATTTCTTTGAAGCAGCAAACATGGGGTTCATGACGACATCCCCAAAACCGATATTCGGAAAGCAAGGACTGATGTATCACTCCCTCTGGGGGCAGACAAAAAGAGCAATAAAGGACAAGAGAAATGAGTTGGAGCCTTCAGAACAGAGAGACTTCCTTTGTGGAATTGGAAGAGCCTCCAAGAAAATACAGGAGGACAAATGGCAAGAATCCAGAGAGGAAGAGTTTAAACAAGAAGAGACTAAAGGGGCAGCTAAGAGGGGGTTCCCAACATGGTTTAATGAAGAATGGCTTTGGGCAATGAGGGACTCAGGGGATGGGGACAATAAAATAGGGGATTGGATACCCATGGCAGAAATGCCTCCCTGCAAGAATGAGATGGAAGATTATGCAAAAAAGATGTGTGAAGAATTAGAATCCAAAATACAGGGAACAAATTGTGCTAGGGAAATGTCCAAGTTGATACATACAATTGGGAGCTTACATACAGAATGTAGGAACTTTCCCGGAAAGGTCAAGATAGTGCCTATATACTGCAGAGGGACACTGAGAGGGGAATCAACTGACTGTTTGTTTGGAATAGCAATAAAAGGGAAATCCCATTTAAACAAAGATGATGGAATGTATACTGTTGTAACTTTTGAGTTTTCCACTGAAGAACCAAATCCAAGCAAACATGAAAAATATACGGTCTTCGAAGCTGGAACAGTGCCTGTGGAAGCCGTGGTGTTAACTCCCAAAAGGGAAAGAGTTCTCAAAGAGAAGAAATTGTTCCTTTATTGCAGAACTACTGGAATGAGCAAGTTAAAGAACGATTGGTTTTCTAAATGCAGGAGATGTCTTATACCAACAATGGAGACTGTAGAGCAGATAGTGCTGAAAGAATGCGCTCTGAAAGAAGAAAACAGAGTTTCAGAGATGTTGGAGAATAAGAGAGCTTGGATTGCCCATGAGAACGGAGAGAATCTTACAAGATTGGTATCAACAAAGCTCAAGGACTTGTGTAGAATGCTAATTGTGACACAATTTTATTACTGTATATATAACGACAATCAATTGGAAGGATTCTGTAACGAGCAAAAGAAATTCCTTATGTTTCTTCAAGCAGATAAGGACTCAAAATCTGCATTTACTTTTAATCAGAAAGGGTTATATGAAAAAATTGAAGAGTGTATTGTCAGCAATCCATTATGTATTTTCCTAGCTGATAGGCTAAACAAATTATTTCTTGTAGCCAAGTCCAATGGAGCTAAGTACTTTGAATGACCAAAGGCCTTGTAATGTTAAAAATCTCCTTGCTACTGCT